AGCTCGATCGTGCGCTCAGCGAAATGGACGTCGAAGTCGGGGATCGCTCGAAACTCGACCGGCGTCGACGGGCGCTGCTCGACCATCACGCTGTCGATCATCGCAATACCCCGGCCGCGAGCTGAACGGCGTCCGGTGCGGCATCGAAACGCTCCCTGGCACGGATCTCCCCGACCGTCATCACCGGCCTCCCTCGCTCGTCGCGGATGCGGTTGTAGATCTCCTGGGTCTGCGCCCGCTCCAACGGCCCCGGCTGAACGTAGGCGTCACGGTTCACCTCGATGCGGGTACCGCGCGGGGTCAACCACATCGACAACGCCGACATCACCGTCTGCGCCTTGGGGCGCAGCGACGCCCGCCAGTGGTAGTCGAACAACGCGTTGACGTTGCTGTAGGTCATCGAGTCGCCACCCGACGGCAGACCCATCAGGAACGGCGGCACCCCCAACAGCACGCAGATCCGCGACTCGTTGAGCTGCGCCAGCTCGACCAGCGCCATGTCCTTCGGGTTGTACTGCAACACGTCGAACTCGAGCCCACCCGACAGCACCGCCGGGATCCCCAACGACGACATCCGGGCCTCCACCCACTGCGCCTGCAACGTCGCGGACTGCTCGGCGGTCAGCTCGTCGGGATGGCGCAGCACCGAGTTGGGGATCCCGCCCGAGGCGGCCAAGTTCGACGTGTAGCGCAGCAGCACCGCGGCGGCGACGAGCCGGGCCCGTCCAGCCTCCAACGGTCCATGCCCGTGAGCGTCCTCGGTCGAGCCCTGGTAGCGAATGTGCAGCATGTCGGCGGAGACGTCGAGCGCCCCGATCGAGTAGCGGCGGATTCCGTCGACCAGCTCCACGTTGACCAGCCACGGCGCCACGACATGGAAGCGGGCCGGAAAATCGTTCTCGTAGTGGGCGGTGGCGACCACGAACGCCTCGCCGAGGTGATAGTCCCAGAACAGCTGCTTGGCGAACTCCTCCCACGACGTGTAGTGGTCCGGGTCCGGGTTGTCCAACCAGGCGTCAGGCAGCGACGGCGACGCATCCACGAGATACGGCGGCATCGTCGCCAGCAGCGACGAATTCAAGTCGAGGCACGACCACGCGACATCGGTCAGTGCCTCGGCCCGACCCCACCAGTTCGGCGTCGCCCACTCCGCCGGCCACCCCGACCACGGCGACGCCCGGATGATCGACGGCGGCCACGGCCGCCCCGGCGCCGACTCGACGATCTCCACCCCGTTGGGGTCGCCCGGACGCGCGTCTGGCGGGCCGACCGTGCCCGGATCCGACTCCGGGGGCACCGTGTCGTTCGGCGTCACAGGCGGACGCAACGCCCGCTGCTCGACGACGGCCAGACCGCCCGGCGTGATCCGCTCGCGCACTGGACCGCCACCATAAACCGGAACCTCCACCAAGCTTGAGCTACAGCGCCCTCTTAGGCGATGTCCGGGGTCGGAGTGCGATGCTCGGCCGCCTGCAGCACCCACACCGCGGCGTGCACCAAATCGTGCCGCTGGCCGGGCACCAGGCTCAACCCGGTCGCCGCCGGCGTCACCCGCGCCGCGCACAACTGGGTGTCGAGCTCGGCCGTCGAGGTGTCGTGCACGACACGGTGTTCGGCGACCATCGACCGCAACAGGGGCAACCCGGTCTTCGTCTCGGTCGCCCCGACCTTGGTGATCCGGGCCACCCCGAGATCGCGGGGCAGGGAGCCGTGCATCGACGCCCCCACCAACAGGAAACTGCCGGGCCGATCCCCGGCCACCTTGCGGACATCGTCCAACGCGGTGTCCCACGACGCACATTCCCACCCATCGACCTCGACCCGGCCGTCATCGAGCGGGCAGGCGGCGGCGACCGCCGCGCCGTGCCCCAGATTGTCCTCCAACCCGATCCAGCACCGCCCCGACGAGACGACCGGTTCGGCCAGGGACGCCCACACCTCCGGGTCCAACAGGGGGTCGCCCTTGCCGCGCACCACGTCGTCGAGCGGCCACACGTTGCGCCACTGACAGTCGAACCCGGCGACCAGCTCATGCACACCCGGCCCGGCATGCTCCACGCCGGCCGCCGCCCGCGCCGCGTCAGCGACCTCGAGCGCCCGGCGTTTGTGCCAGTGCGGGGACGCCAACTGCCACGACGCCTCGTCCATCACGGCCAGGCCGCGGGGCGCCGACCATTCGACGAGCAGCGTCGAACCCGGCTCCGCGAGCTCCCCCAACGCGTCGCGGCGCCGACCCGGGAACAACGGCGTCGCCTGCGAATGCGCCGTCGACGTCAGCACCAGCTGCCCCTGTAGCGATTCGACCAGGGTCGGTTCCAACCCTTCGGTCACCGCGACGACCCGCACGTCATGGCACTCGTCGGCCACCCCCAGACTGACCGTGTAGCCATAGACGGCGCCCTGGGAGCGCACCAGCCACCGCGACCCGTCCGGCAGCGTGATCGCCAACTCGCCGGCCGCCCGCCGCACCTCGTAGCCCAACTGCTCGGCCCGCCGCCGCGCCTTGGCTTGCAGCTCGGCGGCGGAGGCCAACTTGTCGGCGGTGTGCAGCACCGTCTGCGGTTCCCCGAACCGCGCCGCCTGCTCCAGCCGCCACTCCACCAGCGCCCGCACGAACGTCGACTTGCCGCACTGGCGAGCCATCGTCAGCAGACACTTCGCCCACACCAACTCGCCCTGGGCGTTGTGCTCGAGGAGACGGGCGGCGACGAGCCGCTGCCACCACCGCAACCGCACCCCGCACTCCTTGGCGTGGGCGACGAGCTCGTCGCCGAGCGTCCCCACCGCGTCCGGATGCGGCACCGTCATCAACCGCGGCCACACCCCATCGGCCGGCACCTCTCGCAGCCCGTCCAACCACGGCGCCCCATCCCACACCGGATCGTCGGGGCCGAACCCGTCCGGCTCCACCTCCACCGGCCGCCGCGCCGGACGGGTCTGGGCCCGCCGACCCAACTTGCCGGCCTGCACCAGCGAACACTCCTGACACGACGGCACCAGCACACAACACCCCGACCCGTCCCGATGCTCGTGAACCGCCAGCGGCGGCTGATGATCGGCCACCGACGCCAGCCGACGCCGACAATGCACACAGACCGGCCCGTCGGCCAGCAACGCCTTGCGGGCCTGCTGGAACCGGTACCCCCGCCCCTGTCTCCCCACGTCTACCCCTTCACCAGACCGGCCCGATGCGGCCCGATCCGGCGCCGATCAGCCACCACGGCCTGCATGAACATGCATCCAGCCCGAAACGGCCACGATCCGAGAGAGAACAGCGCTGCGGGGCCGGGATGTGCCGGGAGCCCAACCCAAAGAACCGGGCGGGGTCGCGGCCGCGTGGACGCGTGCTGCGCGTGCATGTTCATGCATCGCGCGTCGATGAACAGCCGGCGCGTGCATGATCATGCATCGTCGTCGAGCGCGCGTCGCGCGTCGGCGATCCATCGTCGGAGTGTGCGTTCGCAGCCGACATCGGTCAGCGGTTCGATTCGTGGCTCAGGCATCGTCGCCTGTCCATTGCTCGCCGCAGACGGCGCATTGGGCATCTCGAATCCACTGGCCGTCGCGCTCGACGAGGGTGCCGTGCTCCCAGGTGTGGCCGTGTTCGGCGCAGTGGCGGCGCAAACGGTCGTCCTCGGCGAAGACCGGATGGTCAGTCATCGTTCATGTCGTCTGTACGGCCCGGCGGGTATTGAACAGCGGTTCATCAGCGCGCTCAGGCATAGCCACCGTCCACTTCCACGCTCGCCGGGCTGATCTGACGGCCACATGTTCCGCACAGCATCAGTGTCGCTGCGCTCGGGATCGTGCCGTCGAGGAGACGTACCGTGTTGAGATCCATGACGGTGCCCTTGCGCGGGCGGATGGTGGAGTAGAACGCGACCTCACCGCACGGGTTGTCGCCGTGGACGTGGCGGTTGATGAACAGCGGGTCGTCAGTCATCGTCGTGATTCCGGTACCACGTGAGCGGGTTGATGGCGATGACCACGAACGATCCTGCCACGACGGCGAACGGCAGACCGTTGACCTCATCCGCGTTCAGGTAGTCGGCGAGGTTCCGGGCGAGTGATTCGTCGGTGTCGGCGTACGGCGCGCCTGCGCGAACGTGGAACTCGACGGCGAGCACGACGCGTCGGGAATCGGTCAGCGGTTCGATAGCTGGGTCAGGCATGACGGTGTTCCCACTCCGCAAGTTTCAGCGCTCGTGCATCGTGCGATACAGGCTGGTTCGGTTGACGCCGAGCAGCTTGGCGAGGTCGGCCATGTTCGCCCCGGTCCGCTGCAGCTCTCGCACAGCCTCGGCGCGCACTTTGGCGCAGGCCGACATCGCATGACGATGACGTTCGATCGCTTCCCCCGCCTGCTTGTAGCGCTCGACGGGAGCAAGACGCTTCAGCTTGGTGATCTCGTCCATGCGCTCCTGCCGTTGGTTGTCGCACCCACCTGTGGCACACTGGTATGTGCTTGGTGAGAGCTAGGCGCCGTCCAGGCGCTCAGTTGTCGAAGGGGTCGGCTCACCCCGGCCCCTTCGTCGTGTCGGTGGGCGGAGGGTGTGGGATTCGAACCCACGAGCTTGGTGAGAGCTAGACGCTTTTCAGGCGCCCCCGTTCGGCCGCTCCGGCAACCCTCCGCTACCAAGGAGTGTAGCAGGTGGGTGTAACAGTCGAGGGACACGACCATCGTCAGAACTCCTCGAGCAGGCTGGGCGTGGCGGGCGCGCGCTGGCGAACGACCTCAGTTGAACCGATGCCGACCGAGCGAAGCATTCCGGAGACACGTCGCGGCTCATCTCCCGCCACCCCCGACCATCGCCCGTCAAGCGCAGCCATGACGAACTCCTCAGGATCCATCCGCTTCATGATGAAGCCGGTCACCGTCCACCAGGAGCGGTCGCCCCAGTCTCGGCGCTCGACATCAAGGGCGACCCACCAGATGCCGAGCGGCCCGCAGTCCCAGAATGTGGGCTCCACCGCGCGTGCGCAGCTATGCCAGGGCCTCCGCCACCGGAACTCACGATTCTCATGTGCATCGTCACGAACGCTTGGGCCGGCGTGCCAACCCGGCTCGCGGCCATCGCGCCATCCGAGTCGCGCTACATCGATCCCGTCGCGGTCTTGAACTGTGCTCATCACCCATGTGGCATCCCAGAGCCAGAGCATCGGCCGCCAGAACGCTTCCCGTGCTCGGATCTGGACGACGTCGATCTTCGAGTGCTGGACTTCGACGATGAGACCATCGGGGCACACAATGTCGGCGCGCCGGCTGTGGCCGTAGCGATCCTCGAATGTGACCTCCGTGGCGCAGCCAGCGTGTGCGAACCATCGCTGCCAACCGCGGTGCCACCGTGTCATGGGCTCGTGCCACATGTCGGTGTCATGCCAGATGCACCAGTCGTAGCCGTGCGCATGGGCGAAGTGATGTTCGACCACCTCGCCCCGCTTGGCGATGACCGGCTCTAGGCAGTCGGGGCAGCGGAGGTCGGCGTCGTAGTCCATGGTGGCCGTGCCGATGACCTCGCCGTGGCGCGTGAGAGCCGTGAACATCAGCCGGCTCGCCAGCGTTGCTCGAGGTCGTGCCAGGCGGCGACGGCCGGGTCGTCGCGGGCGGTGAGCCGATCGAGGTATTCGCGCCGCGAGATGAGCTCGGCGCGGTGTGGTTCGTCGTCGCGCCAGTGATGCGCGCATGGCTGCACCGTTTCGTACGCGATTGCGCGTCCGTTCGCGTGCTCGTCGATGTCGGGTCCGGGTTCCCATCCGGTGCCGCGACAGACCTGGCAGGTGGGTGGATGGTCGCTTGGCCTGCTCATGATGGTGGCGTCTAGCTGGTCTTTTCGCTGGCGGCGACAGGCACGCGCGAAGGAGAGTGGACGTGAGATGACAGCCGGATGCTCTGCTCTGCTTTGCTCTGCTCTACTTCGCTATCGCTTGCCATCTGCTCTGCTATCCGTTTGCCATCGGTTCGATGAGTCCTTCGGCGATGCAGTGCTCGCAGTCCGGTGACGGTGAGCGTCGCTCGAGGTGCCAGCGGACGTGGGCGCCGCGGCTGCCGGCGTCGGCCTTGGCGGCGGCGACGTCGGCGACCGCCGCGTTGTGTTTGAGCCACGCCGAGAGGTACAGGCCGGAGCCGTTGCGTTCCCACAGGCCGAGGTCGATGACGTGTTGGGCGATGTGGCGGGCGCGGGGGATGCGGGCGGCGACGATCGGGAGTTGGCTGTCGGCGAAGCGGCCGTTGGTGCGGGCTCGTTTGACGAAGGCGAGGGAGCGGACGTAGAGGAGTTCGCCCATTGGGCCGGCGGCGATGATCTTGTCGTCGTCGGCGTAGTTGACGTCGAGCGGCACGAAGAGGTTGGCCATGTCATCGGGCCTCCGATCCGAGGTGGGCAGGGGCGGTGTCGCACAGGTCGACGGTGATGGTGACGGTGCCTTGGGTGATGGTCACGGGGATGTGGTGGTTGAGGTCGTGCCAGAGGCGGGCGATGAGGCGGCTGGTGGGTTGGATGCCGAGGGTGTGGAGGTCGGCGGTGACGTGGCTGATGGCGGTGAGGATGCGGATGTCGCGGGTGTTCCAGTGGGTGCGGGTGCCGGCTCCGTTGGCGGGTTTGGTGGGGGTGATGGCGCCGTGGCTGGTCCAGTGGTGGAGCATGCGATAGGGGATGCCGGTTTGGTGGGCGGCCTGGGGGCCGGTGAACAGCGTCATCGCTGGTCTCCGAGGTCGGCTTCGAGCTCGGCTTCGAGCTCGGCGAGGCGGGCCCGGGAGACAAGCTCGCCGACGGTCGGGATCGCGGCGAAGAAGGCATGCGCAGCGTCGCTCTCCAAGGCGTCGAGGGCGAGCGAGCGCAGCAGGTCGGCCTCTTCGCGGTCGAGGCGCAGCTTGGCTGCCTTGACGTCGGCGACGATGCGGGCGTGGCCCGCGGCCCACAGGTCGCTGCGGCGGCGGTCGGGCTTGTGCGGCGCCCGGAAGGCGACCAGCATCCATTCGCTGCGGCCGCCGTCGGGCTCGTCGATCAGCTCGGCCAGCAGGTCGTTGACCTTGCGGTTGGTTTCGAGGACGGCTTCTTGGCAGAGGAACATGGCGTCGGACCACTGCTTGTCCCAGCCGGCGTAGCGCTCGTTGATCTGCATCGACAGGTCGGCGAGCATCTCGGCCTGGCGTTGGTCGACCTCGGCGCGCAGCACCTTGAACTGGCCCTTGACGAGGCTGCGCAGCTCGGTGCGTTCGGCTTTGGTGATCATCGCCGGTCTCGCTTGCGGAAGCGCTTGGCGTCCACGCACTGGCCTCGGTTGACGACGCCGTATCCGTCGGCGTTCAGGACGCCGCGGTAGATGCGGCAGCAGCGGCAGGGCATCGGGGCGCCGCACGACTTGCAGTGGTCAGCCATCGCTGCGCTCTGGGTGCTCGTGGAGGTGGAACGTGGTGTCGTGGAGGGCGACGTAGTCGCCGGCGCGGGGCAGCCACATGACGAAGTCGATATCGGCGGGCAGGAGCTCGTCGCGGGCGTGGGCGATCTCGTCCCAGCGCGGGTAGCGGGTGAGCTGGTCGCGCCCGATCGCCGGAAGCTGATGGAGAGGTGCCAGCCCTGTGGTTCTTCGGCGACGAGCGCCCACAGCGCACCGTCGTTGACCTCGCGCCGGAACGTGCGGGTGCGGACGTCGTTGATGGTCAGTGGTTCGGCTTCGAGCCATGGTGAGCGTTGCCGGGTGATCGGGGCGCGCTCCATCAGGTGCTCCACGGACGGAGTCCGAGCTGGTGGTAGGCGGCGGCGGCGCAGCGCACGTTGGTGTCGGCGTTGGTGACGTTGGTGAGGGTGAGGCCGCACAGGTCACGCCAGTAGCCGGCCATGGCGCCTTTGAGGTTGAGGCCGAGGAGGCCTCCGCCGGAGTCGTCGGAGTCGAATACGGTGACCGCCGGGTTGCAGCCGGATTCGCGCCAGGCGATCGCTTTGAACGTGGCGGCCGGCAGCCCGTACCGTTCGAACAGGGGGGCGTAGCTGGCGCAGTTGCCGGGGGTCGGCCCACCGTCGTGGGTGGCGGCGTAGTCGAGGGCTTGGGCGCAGCCGGTGAGGGTGAGGGCGGCGAGCGTGGCGGCGGTCAGGTGTCGTTGCATCGGCGCTCCTGTCGGTTGACGGCATCGGCTTCGGCCTCGAGCTGCTCGACGCGGTCGGTGAGGTCTGCGTTGCGGCGGCGCAGGATGCGGGCCTGGTCGCCGAGCGCGGTGATGTAGCCGTCGGCGGCGGTGACCATCTGCTCGAGGTCGCTGCGGGTGTCGGGTACACCGGCGACGGTGCGGGCGATGTGGGCCGACTGATGATGGAACCAGGCGTGTTCGGCGACGTGGAACGGGGTCCAGGGTGGCGGGGTGTGGTAGCCGCACGTGTCGACGGTCGGCGGCTCAAACCGGACCTCACGCTTCGGCATCGTCGACCCCGTCCAGTTGGGCGGCCCGCCCGTCGGCTTCGTCGTCCTGGTCACGGTCCCCGCGGGCCTCGGCGAGCCATTCGGCGTCGAGGGCGTCTTCGGCGTCGAGGGCGTCTTCGGCCTGGATCACATGAGCCGGGGTGTCGTCGGTGATCTCGCCGGTCGCCGGGTCGATCTGGCGTCGGGTCACCGGGTCGACCAGCTCGCCGTCGTCGGGTTCCCACACGTGGCCCTCGATCGCCGCCGACTCTTCCGGCGTGTAGAGGCCGCCGATCACGTCGGAGAAGATCTGCCGACACAGCTCCGAGGTGGCGCGGGCCAGCAGCATCGACCGCGGGTACTTGCCCCAGCTGGGGTTGCCGGTGAGCTTGGCCCGCTGCGCGTCGGCCAACGTCCACGTCACCGTCGCCGATGCGCCGGTGTCACGGCGCTGCCCGTGCAACGTCACCCGATCCTGGCGGGCTTCGACGACCGACAGGCGGTGCCCGGCCCGGTTCACCAACGCCCGCATCAACTCAGCGGACGCCGCCGGGCGCCCGTCGATGACATTCACCATGCGGAGGGATTGCATCGGTTTCAAGCCCAATTCTTCGCCGGTGAGGATGCAGGCAAGGACCGCATGCGGATCGCCTCGCAACCCCTTCGGCACGAACGGCGTGGAATGAATACGGGCAGCCAGACGCATTGCGGCAATCCAGTGCGCCGGCACATCCGCGGCGATCTTCGCGATTGATGGTTCGTCAACCGCGGCGACCGCCGGGACGTGCTCGGCACTCACCGGAGACCTCGGCTCGCCTGACGATGCCGGAGCCCGACAGAGCCCGACAGGCCTCGCCCGACCCCGCCTAGGGACGCCATGCCACATCCATTTCTCATCAGTTCGCCTCCGCCAACACTTCGTCGATGGCGTCGGCGAGCGTGGTGAACTCATCCCAGTGGCGCAGCTCGACGGCGAGGCGTTCCATCGACGCGATGAGTCGGATGCGGCGCTGCTGGACGACCCAGTCCATCGTCACCGCTTCGTGTA